TGTGCTTGGATGGAGGAGAGGAACTTTGCTTGGATTGTGTCGAGCTATGGATCTCACCCACAGAGAATCTCCCTCCATTCGAGATACAGAAAACATGATCTTAGCACAACCTGTTCTAGATAATTGGAGCAGGTTTTGAGGGGATTATGGTAATAAACACCTCATTTTGCTAACCTTTAGCATAGTTCTTTGAAATGACTGAATCAAAGCACCCTGATATAAACAGGGAGGTATCTTTGATGGAGAAGGAAATCTGTAACCTTCAATACATCCAAGATGACTGTGACAGGGAGGGTTCGACCCGGATGATGGCGAACTCATCCCGAAACAAACTTGCTTCCCTTAAGTTTGAGAGGGCATTAATACTCTCAAGGGCAAGCAAGTCAATATCAGAGTACAACTCATTTGGGAGAGGGATGCATGAATGAGAGAATCTATGTATCTGGGAGATACTACCAGATACTTGCCTTGGGATACAAGCGGAGGACTGCACAAGCAGACAGTGAGGCTCGTGTATTGGCAAATCAAAAGATAATTGATCTTGTCAAGAAGAACGGAGGACGCATCTACGGAAGGGCAAGATAATGACTTGGGACGCATGACAGAGAATTGCATCCTAACAGAGCAGAGTTGCGGTTAGGTCGATGCGGGTTGTGCGTCACTTGAGATTATCTAGCAATCAAGCAAGGTAATCTTATAGGGAATTATCCCTGTTGAGAGAAATGTTCTATGACAACTGAATCGGAAAACAAGGTTGCGTATAACCCTATACGCTTGGATCAGATGTTCCACATGGCAACCTTAAGTTTTAAGGGATTGCCCCCAAGGAACAAGTCTGACAAGGCTGAGGCTCGTGTAGTTGAGTTGCGGGAGAATATGGCTGAGGGTTCATTTCACGCTTCAAAGGCATTGATTGGGAAGGATTGCCTCAAGGTTTTTGATAGTGCGAAGAAGGAACTCATGGACCATTACTACGGCAACAGCATTCCCCCTGCTGAGGGCAAGAACGCGTATGTTCTTATCCCTCACAAGGGGTTGTCTCCCTTCACCATCAAGATGGGGACGCTTAAGAAGCGTTGTGAGGATGCCTTTATGACATTCTTGAGGGAGTACGGCTACGAAGACCCACAGAAGCGCGAGGAGTGGTTGGGTTTACAGCGAAGCAGGTTGGGGGGAAAGTTCAATGAGGAGGACTATCCCGAACCAAATGAGCTTCTCAAGCAATTCAAGATTGTTTATGAAACCAAGGCTTTCGGAGACATAGCAGAGAGCGCAGGTTCTTGGGTTGACCATGAAACTCTTTCGCAACTGAAGAAGCAGCAGAACGAATCAGAGAAGGTGATTTCAGAGTATGCTTCGATGATAGTATGGGAGAGGCTGACGACCCCTTTGAGGGCTATTGTTGAGCGGCTTTCCGAGCCGGATGCTGGGGAATCCATGAAGGCAGACGGGTCTAAGGGCTTCAAGGATTCACTTGTCACAAACTTACGTGACATTGTGGAGAAGCTCCCTATTTTGAACTTCAAGGGGGATGAGCGTCTTGAGGACATACGCACTGAGTGCTTGACCCTTCTGAAGGAGATTGAATCTCCCAAGGCTTTGCGGGCATCTTCTAGCAAGAAGACCATAGCAAAGCAGAGTACCGAGGACATTCTTAAGAAGGTTGAGAGCTACGGGGTTGTAAAGAAACGCGCCTAGTTTTCATAATTGTTGAGAGTAGCAGATCGGGATTGAGTTCAGCATCACGTTCTCTAATCTGGGTAGTGCTGAATCTTTTTGGATGTTCTTCAAAAGGATTGCTAACTAGATCAGGAAACCAATGTAGCTTGACAAGGGCATTTCCGCATGAGTGGAATTTGATCCAGAAATGTGAGATATAAGCCCCACAGGTATCCCGGTCTGCTCATCGTGACAATTTGCAACAAGTATAACAACATTCAAGGAGGACTAATGAGTACATTCGTAGTAGAATCAGTTTCAGTGTTCTTTGAGATTGGGGTTGTATGGGGGGCAATTATTGCTCTCTGGGTTACCAACTGAATCAGTATATCTCTAATCAAGTGAGGCTACATGGTTATCAACAATATCGAGCTAATCGCAAACTTATTCATTGTGGTTCTGTTCTTATACTTTGGGCGAAAGCTATAGTGCTGATACTCGCTGAGCTTGTTCTCCCGGCCTTTTGAGAACAAGTTCTGAGGGGATCACGGGTTTCACACCTCATTCACTAACCTCTTATGGTTTGTTCTTATGACAATTCAATCGGTATCTCTCAAGGAACTTCCCGGAATACTTGCCATCATGTATAGGGTTAACAAGCCTATCTTCTTGTGGGGCAAGTCTGGGGCAGCCAAAAGTACGAGCGTTCACTACTTTGTGAATGAGATGCGTGAGAAGTATGATCCACGCTTCGGGTTCATTGACTTGAGGGCATCCCAACTTGACCCTGTTGACACGAGGGGGCTTCCTTCTGTTGACAAGGAGCGAGGGGTTGCTCAATGGTTGCCTTTCGATGTATTCCCTGAAGTGGAGAGGGATGGGGAAAGCGGAATCGTTTTGCTTGAGGAGTTCAACTCTGCTCCCCCTTCTGTACAGACAAGTTTCTATGAGTTCTTGTTTGATAGAAGGATAGGGAAGTATGAACTCCCTGACGGGTGGAGGGTTTGGGCTTGTGGAAACCGTGACGAGGATGGAGGTGTTACGTTTCAGGTTCCTTCTCCCAATGCAAACAGGTTTGCACAACATATCCTTGTAGAACCCACTGTTGAGGATTACATTGACAACGCTCAACGCACTGGGATCAGGCTTGAGGTTATGGCATTCTTGCGGTGGAGAAATGAGCTTCTCTTCACTTACGACCCTGCAAACCCTGTTCTAAACTTTGCAACGCTACGTTCTTGGGATAATCTGAGTGCGATATGCGATGCCTTTGAGGAGGACAGGGGGACGTTGAAAGACCCACTGTTTCTCAAGTGCGCCCAGAACTGTGTAGGGGAGGGTGCAGGGATAGAGTTCTACGGTTTTCTGGATTACTTTCAGAAGCTTCCGGATCTTGACAGTATCATTCAAGACCCTGAGAAGGCTGTAGTATTCACTAACGCGGATGCCCACATCAACTGGGCAATAGTCTGTGGTTTATATGCAAAGGCAGACAGCAGGAATGCGGGGCAGATTATCAGATACGCAATGAGGATGCCCCCGGAGTTCTCTGTAGTACTTGTTCGAGACTGTATCGACAACGTGGAGGACTTCATCAACTGTCCAGAGTTCAGTGAGTGGACGTTGAAGCATCAGGATGTTCTTGTGGGTTAGGGGGGATATGATTATTCATACAACCTTCACCACAAGGATTTTACTTAATGGGGCATAGGGAACTATGTCCCGCACTAATTAAACGCGAGGAAGGACGTTGAGGTTATGCAGAAAGCTGATGTCCTTACCAAGGTTAGAACTAACCTTCTCCTCGATCAACCATTCATAGGGCAACTTGCCTCGTTTCTCAAACTTGAGTTTGACGACAAGGTTGACACTGCCTATACGGATGGGGAGACAGTCGGGGTGAATCAGAAGTTCTTTGAGAAACTCTTACACAAGGAGAGAACGGGGATCATGGCGCATGAGGTTTTTCATGTCATGCTTCTCCACCATGTGCGGAGGCAACCTTGGATGGAGCAGAGAACCTATCAAATTGCGATTGACATCATCGTGAATGGGATGTGCCTAGAGAATGGGTTCACACTCCCGAAAGATGGGATTCTCCCTGAAACATGGGAGGGCGGGATTCGTGAGTACTGGGGACTCTCAAAGAAGTCTGTGGAACAGGTCTACAGGATACTTGAGGACAAGAAAGCGAGTGACCCAGAACAACTCCCTGACAACCCTAAAGAGAAGAGTACAGGGGAATGCAGGGATCACCCTTCCAAATCTAACAACCCTTCTTCAGGGGGGAACAAGTCTCCACAAGAGATAAACTCTAAGGATGCTGTGTCCCATGAAGAGCAGAGGGTTAAAACCATTGTGGCGCAAGCATATCAGAATGCTAAGCGTCAAGGTAATCTCAGTGCGTCTATGGAGAGGGCTGTTAAGGAAATCTTACAGCCACGCATCAAATGGTGTCAACGCATTGCTAAGGAGATCACCTCAAGGAGTAAAACCAAGCACGTATGGCCCCCATTCAATCGGAGGTGGATTCATCAAGGAATCTATCTCCATGCGATGCAGGGGGAGAGCATTGGGAATGTTATCTGGGCAACTGATACGAGCGGGAGTGTAGATCAACCTACTCTTGACGAGATAAATGCAGAGCTTCGCGGGTTGTCTAGGTCTTATGATGGGGAGTTCACTTGTCTTGGGGTTGATTCCAAGGTGAGGTCATCCCATACATTCTCATCAGATAGGTTCCCCAAGGAAATTGAGTGGAAGGGTGGAGGAGGTACAAGTTACCGCCCTGCATTCAACTGGGTGAGGGATAACTACAGGAAGAAGGTGAGCGTAATGATCTACGCTACTGACGGATGGTGCAGCAGATTCCCTGACTACAAGCCCCCATACCCTGTGTTTTGGGTTGTGTGGGATACGGTGGAGTTTAAGCCCCCATTCGGGGAAGTGTTATTCGTTGAATAGGAGGGAACATGATTCAAGAAGAACACCGAAAGCGGTTCACAGATTGGAAAAATTACCCACTACGGATATGTCGTCCGCCTTGGGTACACAATGGGAGTATCAACCCACAGTATGGGACACTTGTAGAGTGGGATGATATTAACACTCGACTTGCGATGATGCTTGAGGACTTGCTTGTTCAGAAGCTTAAAGACAAGCGGAGGCTGAGGCGAACACTTCGTGGGAATCTATATCTGGACCCATTCTTTCCACATCAATACAAGAAGGATGAAATCGTTATTTTAGATTTCGAGTTAATATATGGGGAGGACTATCTTTACGGGGATAGGGTAAAGAACGGAAAGCAGGAGGTATGTGTCTACTGCCCTTTACGTGGATTACACACCCTCACGTATATAGATAGAATTTCTTACACTAACGAGCAGTTACTTATGTGTACTCTCTACTTCATGTGGAAGGACGATCACCCATTCATCAAGGAGAGTTTGGGTAATGCAAAACTTTATTTGGAGCTAGGTGTATGAAAACAAACGTCAAGAACGGGATGGCTTTCAGATACAGAGTGCCTTCATGCTGGGGGAACTTGAGAGGGATAGTCTTCACAGAGATGTTCAAGAGAGAACCTCTCATGGAGACGTTGGAGAAGGATTCTTTCTTCAGGGGACTTGTTGCTATAGGGAACCCTAATCGTGAGAAGGAGTTTGTGGCTCGTGAAAGAGCAACAGACGACCCAGAACTTCTGTATGCCCTTAGCTTTGCAGATTTCAGTAAGCAGGGCTTTAAGGAGTTGAGAAACTCAACGTATCTGAGGGAACTGACTACCCGCACGAGTAGCGCGTATGAAGCTGTTTCCCCTAAGTATCCCTTGGTTAGGCAACTACTGCTAAGCAAGTTTGTTGATGATTTGGAATGGAATCACCCTACAGACAAGAGAAGGACTGAATGGGTGCGGGGTTCCATAACCTCAACAACCCACTACGGAGGGGGCAATGCTAAGCGAGGGATGATGCAGTCTATTCGTTCAGCAGTTAACGGGTTTTGCAGAGCAGATTCAGAGTACTCGTATCTGCTCTTTCTCTTCAATGAACTTATCCGTGATCCGAATTTCGGAGAAAGGATACACAAGAAGATGATCAAGATGTCTCCCAAAGCTCTAGTGTTAGGGAGTAAGGATGCGAAGTGGGATGAGGAATCTAAAGAGCTTTGTCTCTATGCTAGGGCTTCAGCCTATCGCAAGCTGAAGCGTGAAGGATGGGAACATAGAGGAAGCAAGCCCGGAAAGTATGCATGGAAGGGCAAGGAAGGGGTTGTCTATCTTGAGGACATGGAGATGGCAATCCCCTTTATAGATGAGAAGTTCAATCCACCCCCTGATCTGGTAGAAGCTCTTGCGGATGAGAAGAGGAGTGCAGAGTACTTCCAGCTTAGGGATCAATTAGAACGTCATCTAATGGATATGCCCAGCTACTGTGTTCTCACAGAGCGGGTTTACAATTCATTGAAACCATAAAGGACACATGAATACTCGAATGCACTATATTGCTGCTGCTGATATGATTAGGGAAGGCACAGAGGGTCAAGATAGGGAACTGGTTGCAGAATACTTCTCGCAGTTCTTCGCTAACGACAATTACAGGTTTGATCGTTCCCGGTTTATGGAGGGTTGTGGGATTAAGGAAACAGTTCTACTAGGGGGAAGGGTTCACAGAGAAGTAACTAAAACGAAAAGGACTGCTTATGGGGTATGACACACAAGATCGGTATCTCAACTTAGTAGGGAGATCTGTCTCAGCATACAACAGCAGAGGAATCCCGGATTTGAGGGCACTTACTCTGTCTCATATGATTTCCAGAAGGTTTGAGGACTTGTCTGAGAGTAATAAACACAGACTACTGTCTCCCCATCTTCTAGGGGTTGCAGTTATCCCTAATTCAAACAAGCTAAGAGACGGAAGCGCAGTTGAAAGTTTTTATAAATCTCAACCAAAGTATCTCTACATCATGCGATACAGGGGATACCCAGCAGTACTTGGGCTTGAATATGTTGATCCCAAACATTGGTTTGCTCATATGTGGTTCAACACGCGCCCCTTGAATGAGGAGGCACTGTTTATTCTTGGGACTAGCAAGTTATACAAGGTTGACCATCACAAGGTATCCTCACTTTCACTGTACAAACCCTTGCGCTATGTGTTTGACACGGGGCATGGGTCATCACACCTTGGAGGAGGAGAGACAGTAAATGGGATGTGGAGGACAGTTAAGATGGGGTTGTACTCTACTACAAGAGCAAGAGCAGAGAATCTTTACCTCGGATTTCTTGTCAGACTTGCTCAGGCTAACAAGGCTTTTAGGACTAAAGCCTTCATTGATCACATGAATGAGAAGATGCCCAAGAGCTTTGGGTTTAAGCTGAACACGGGGGAACACGTTCTCCATCTATGGGAGCAAATCAGTGGGGAAACCTACCTCAAGGCAATCGAATACTGGCATGGGGCTTCTGATGCGGGTGACCCTTACGATTATATAAGGACATCCATATACGAGGAGTTGCTGAGCAATGGGATTGAGCGTGTAGGGGATAAACCCGGAAGCTATATCTGGTATAACCCCAAGAACAATGGGTACTTCCCAGAGAACTTGGACTTTGTCTCTGACTACTTCACAGAAAAGGATATGAGCAAGTGTATCGAGGAGGTAGCACCGGGGTCTTCTCATGTCTTGAGTATGAGCAACAAAGGCCCTATGTCTGACTACAAGATGAGGAAGGTAGTCGAGGAGTTGATAATCAAGAATCTGCACAAGTCATGTGTTAGACAATTCAAACGTCTGAAGAAGGAGGAAGGATGAGCAAGGATACAGAGCGGTACACAACGTACAATGAGCTAACATTTCTGGATCAAATCCCAGAACTCTATATTAGTAGGAGCGATCTCACTCGTGGGGCAACCCCCGGAATCCTGAAGCAGTATCATATGTATCTTGAGGCGATGAAACTCAGGAAGAATTGGGGAGCCATTGACAAGAAGGAGGTCGAGGCTCATTGTAAAGCCAAAATAAAACAATGGGGGTAGGACAATGGCAGAAGTAAGACGATGTCTGTGGTGCGAGACTGAGTTCTCTCGATACATCGGACGCAAGCGAAAGTTCTGTGGTCAGATTTGTATGGTGAACTACAATAGGAAAGTCAAGGCATTGATGGATGAAGTCCCAAGCATTTCTGTGGACTGCCCAACCAATGAGAGAGAAGATATATAAAGATATATATCTTTACTGGTTGATTTCTTGAGGGTGAAACCCCGCAACCTCAGTGTTTGCAAGGGATTGCGGGGGATAATTCTTGGTTGATGAAGAAGATCCCGATATGCAAGAGCAACCAAGCACGGAAGACCAGAACTCACTGTTCTTCTCTAACGCCCCGAAGGGGCTAACAGAGGCACCCTAAGCAGAAGTACTGCTTTGCGGTAGCCCACGAAATAAGGCTTTAACATGGAAAAGATTAGGAAGACCCATTTCAAAAATGGGAGGGCACTGTTAACTGAGGAGGAGAACAAGAGAAGGAAACTTGCACGAAGCAGGAAGTACTGGAAGACGTACAAGAGGAAACCCTTAACCCAAGAGCAGAAGGAGAGGCAAAAGGCTTACTCCAAGAAATGGTGGATTGAGAAGGGGAGGGAATTGAGGAGACTGAAGGATATCAGGAAACGCAAGGAAGCTCAGGGTCTTGCAAGCACGTGAAATTATAATGTTGACATGGTAGTTAACATATGTTAATCTATTAACAGTGGGTGAACATGAGTGACGGATTCTTTATTATCGCTATATTCTCTCTGGTTGTCATCCTCTGGGTTTGTGTTTGGGGGTTGGTTGCTGTGAATGAGTGTCAAAGAAGGATGGATGAGAAACAGTGTTGCTCTCATCCACTGTGGAAGCATAGTCTGATTAACGACATTCTCAAAACAACTAGGGGGTCACAATGACTGACGAGATACAAAAAGAAACATTTGATCAGACGGTAGACAAGCTGATTGCTGATAGCAAGGCTGCCCTTGCAAAGCTGTATCTGCTTTCATCCTACTGCATCCTCGCAAAGGAGAACAACTTCTCTGTTGGGGAGATCAAGAAGGTTACAGTAGTTACCTTTAAGCCCGAAGACACCCCACGTACACACATCAAGTACAGGGAGCGGGTTGACTCAAATGGGGAAGTCATCCATTCAGTGAAGATCACCCTGAAGGGAGAGGTTGACCCGGAGGTTCTCAAGGAACCGGAACCTAGAACCATTGTGATTCATTCTCCATCACTAGAATTTGTGGCGTGTCATCGCAAGAGCAAAGAATGGAGATAAGGAGGGAATATGCCATCTTCTAGAACTAATGTGAGAAAGAGTGCTGGGTATAGCCCTCTCCTAACGGATGAGAGTCACCCAAGTTACCCTGCATCATGCCCACGTTATCTAAGGGCACTCAGAGCAGGAGAGCAAGCCTTTGCAGTCTATCATTCTCTTATTGTTATCTGTCCTCCGGGATTGAAACAACGCTTGTTGCAGGGGGTTGATGACGAGATATTCTTCAAGGTGTTCAAGGTTAAACCTTCAGAGAAAAACTGGGACTCATGTTATGACGAGGATGGGTGTTTGAGAGAAGAAGTCCGCAAGCAGGTTGGGGACTTCCTGATTACTGCATACTCCAAGAGGCATAACGTGTTGTGGGAGGAAGCAGATCGTTTCTTCACAAGAGCGCGTGTCCTTGAACGCATGAAAAGGAAACCTAATGAACTACTACATACAAACGCACATTTACCATGACGATACCGTTGGGTATCAAGTGGTTTTAATTGGGGATGACGGGATCATCGAGTTGTCATCTCCCACATACTCTGAATACGCTGAGGCAAGATTGGTGCTTGAACAATGGGAAAAGAAGCAAAGTATAGAGTCGGAAACTGGATCGAGTTCGATGTGTCCGGGACTGATATAACCGAGTACACAACTATCTCTGGGGTGATCAAGGAGTTCTACCCTGAATCAAGGCAGCACCCAAGAGGGGCTGTTGTCGTGGAGAATGGGGATGACACCTACATACTAGATTACTCAGGAGAAAACTGGGTAAGACTAAAGAATCTAAGGGGTAAAAAATAACCAGTATCTACAATTAAGTTATAGATACCGGTTAAACAATGAGATATTTAATAAAAATGAGGGGGGACTAATGGGGCATTATGCATACTATCTGAGGACAGATGCAACTCAGAGTCAGTCTGAAACATATTTCAGATATGCTGGAGGGTGTCGCTTTCTTTATAATCTTGCTCTTGAGCAACGGAACCTTCGTTATTTTGAAGGCCCATTACCAACCATGCTTGAGCTTGCTAGGGCAAAAGAAGCTAGAGATGCTTTAAGGAAGGCAGGGATTAAACCAAAACGCAAAGAGTCTGCCCCCCCAGAGAAGGGGGACAAGAAGGAAGTAGTTCACAAGATAACCTATGCGTCTCAAAGTGCCGAGATAAAGATCTTGAGAAGTGCGTATCCATGGTTGAATGACATCCCGTTTTGTTGTCTTCAAGAAACACTCAGGAATCTTGATCGGGCTTTCGTAAACTTCTTCAAGAATAAGAGCAGGTATCCCGTATTTCACAAAAAGTCCGGGAAGGCTTCTGTTAATTTTCCTCCCAATAGGATTAACATCAAGGAGCTTTCTGATAAAGCCGGGGGAACTGAAGGATTGTACTGTTCTAAGTTTAGGGTTGTAAAGTCAAAGATAGGAGAGGATGTCGGTCTACTCAATGTTCGGACTGATCGCCCTATTCTAGGGATTCCTAAGTCTACAACCCTTAAATTTGAAGGTGATGGTCACTGGTGGCTGAGCATTACAACAGAGCAAGAAATCAAAAAGGAAAAGGCTAAGCCGGGGAAGATTGGGATAGATTTAGGGGTTGTCAGATGGATTGCATTAAGCAATGGGTTAACCCTCCCTGTTGAGGACAAGCACATCAAAACAGTATTTAGAATCTATTATCTTAGGGAAAAGTTGAAGAGGGCACTGTCTAGGCTTGACCGTAGGAAGGTGAGGGGATCGAACAACTTCAAGAAAGAACAAGTGAAAATCCGTTCATTGAAATGGAGAATTGCAAAGGCAACAGAATCAGTTATACATGAGATGACAGATTACCTCACAAAGAATTACGATTATATTGCTGTGGAAGCCCTACGTGTAAAGAATATGACTGCTTCTGCTAAGGGAACTATAGAGAATCCCGGAAAGAATGTGAAGCAGAAAACGGGGCTTAATCGAAGTTTACTTGAGAAGTGTTTTGGCAAGGTTGTAGAGCAGATAATTTACAAAGCGGAATGGAGAGGAGGAGAGGTACACAAGGTCAATCCTGCTAACACGAGCATCACTTGTTCAAGTTGTCATTATACGAATGAGAAGAACCGCATAGATCAACCTAGATTCTTGTGTAAGAAGTGCGGTTTCTCTATGAATGCTGATGAGAATGCGGCTAAGAACATCTTAAGGTTAGCCTTGGATGAGTCTGCATTACTCACAGCATAGATATAGGCTTAGGTAAAAACTATCAGTCTATAGTGCGTCTTTATGATGTACGCCCTTGGAGATATGGATGGAATTATTTGTCTAGCCGGGGCACTCTGTAAAACGTGGGCACTCCTGTTTACGGGGGAGTTTGTATCCCAGCATTCCAGATCAGCCCCCTGTACCGGACTTACCCACGTGCGCGGGGGAGTTTGGACGCCCGGTCCGCTGCCTCTGTTTCCTGCACCGACTTACCCACGTGCGCGGGGGAGTTTGGATAGGCATCGTGGGAGTAGGGAATGACTAGTGGACTTACCCACGTGCGCGGGGGAGTTTGGGTTGGGGATGCAATGATCGGGTGGTGGCACGAGACTTACCCACGTGCGCGGGGAAGTTTGGCACTACGCACAGAACATTCAGGAGTGGGCAACGACTTACCCACGTGTGCAGAGAAGTTTGGTTAGTCCGAGTGTTCCTAGCTCGCGAATCCCTGAATTATCCACGTGTGCAGAGAAGTTTGGACACGGTTTTACGCAATGCAGAGTACGGCATAGAATTACCCACGTTTGCAGTTGAGTTTGTAAACACGAAGAGTTCTTGAAAACGATTGGCTGACCCTGTGACTCTGGTGCCGCACCACGAGTGGGGAGTGATGCCCCCCTTCAGGGTCAGCCTCATCATTAGAAAGGAAATATGCCTAGAATAAAACAAACAATATCAAAGGTATGCCAGTATTGTAAGGGGACATACATCATCCCTAAGAGATATGAGAAGCAGAAGTATTGCTCTCATTCATGCAGTTCAAAGGGAACATCAAGTGTAAGGAAACCCAAACGAAAGCAGAGACCATCCTCAAAGAACACGTTCTCAAGAAGAGAAGATAGTCAGATTAATGTAAGGGTTAAGGGGATGACAATCACCCAAGAGATTATTGATGCGAAGAAGGAGGAGTTCTTTGCAAGAGGAGGAGTCATTGAGAGGGTTATGCCTGACTCTGGGATCGCTTCACAAACTCCTGAATCACTCTCACTGAGTAAGAACTCTGAGAAGGATAGGAAGGAGCTTGCGAAGTTGTATGGTGACACTCTTGATATTGAGAGGTCACGTAAAACATCACCACGATCATTACAGGACTTCTTTAGTGCTATTGAATCGTGGTGAAACCTTAACAAACAAGGGGATGTTATGAAAAAGAGTGATGTTATAGTTGCCGCATCAATAGCGGCATCGTTCTTGGCAATTGGGGCTATCTTAGGGGCATCCATTACTGATATGCGACATCGTGAGATGCTTATCAAATATGGTGTTGCAGAGTACAACCCCTTCAATGCGGACTTTGAGATACTCGATGGGCGATGTATCGACAGGGTTCAGTACAATCTGGTTGAAGACTCTTCGTTCATAGGGGCACCTCCATCAGATAATGATGAGAGCCAGTGATGAAAGACAAACTTCGTCCAATATGGGAATGGCTAGTGTCGGTAGCCTTCCCACTGGTAATGCTGTTGCTATCTTTGATGCTCGGATTCTTTGCCGCAAAAGTCCTCATATGGACTTTTGAACTAGAAGACTACTTCGGTCCCCTATGATGCTCACAAGAAATTCTCGGTATGAGAACAATATGTGGGAGAACCGTATTGTCAGGTTCATAGATCGTGTGTTCAAATACACGTCTGATGGGGAGATCAATATCAAGATAGAGCATTACGATATACAGAACCATGGTGTTGTAATCAATCATCTCTATAACAGGGCAGTTTCTCTTGCAGAGATCTTTGGGTTGGATGAGCAACAGTTATCAGAGGTGGATGATGGGTTCTGCTTTCAGTGTGACAGACTTATCTGTGAGTGTGAGGACTGGATACTTAAATAGCAATAATGCAAACCTTAACCTAATGAGGTTAGATGTCTAATGATGTAAAGGAGATAAAAGTAGAAGAGTTCTACGGCAAGGGTTCTGACCTGATACTTACTAGTAGAGGGAATATACTGAAAGAAGTAACCCGCAATGGTTTGAGGGTTGCCAAACCAGCGGATGGGGGGACAATTGCCAAGCTAATGTTCAGACTTATCGAGAGTTTGGAAGAGTACAATGTTAAGGAAAAACTTTCTAATCTAAATTCGGATAGCAAGTTTTAACACATGAGAAAGGGATTAACAATGAATGACTTCGCGGCTGTTTGTTTTATTGTTTTTCTCACTATGCTAAGCACAGCACTGATTGTCGCAGAGAATTTAATGAGGGATACTGGCGATGGGATGAGTAGTGGGTATTCTGAGAATTACAATAATGAATAAGGTACTACATGGATACTGGTAAGCCAAGAAAGAAAGTAACAGAAGATGAGGTAGAGGTGAGAACTCGTTTTGATTCAACTGATATTATCACCTTCTTTCTTATGACTGGGCCTTTCTGGGGTGCGCTCCCACTGCTGTTGGGGCTTTTTGGGGCTTGGTATTTCGGTAAGATGTCTGTTGGCATCTGGATGTACTAGTTTTCTAACAATTTAACTGTAAGGTTTTATGGCTAAGCGTAAATCTGAGGAAGAGTATAGTGTAATGACTGCTAAGGAGGATCGGGAAACTCATAAGCTTCCGACTCTCCCTAATAGCGGGCTTCTCCCAGTTTGTGGTGAGAAGGAGTTGAGGTCTGCATTCAAGCAGACTCAATACAAGAGCGTTGATCCCAGTGAATATCGTCTCCCATCAGGTTGGGAGATGGTTGACACAGAGGAAGCAGTTCCGATTCCATGCAACCTAATCTATCCAGATGGTTCTGTGAAGTCGGTCAAGTACCCCGATGATATTTACGGGATCAGCAAGGGTTATGTGGGGTATCAGAAGCTCTCCCCACTTGAGAGTGTCGGGCGGTTTCAAGCCTGTCACGGTCCTCGTCCGTACTGGGCTGTTGAAGATCGGTACGATGGGGAACACGTTGCGAATCGCATTGATACTAGGGAGAACGCTAAGTTGATTGCGAAATTCTATAACAGTTTTCTTCAGGAAGAATCTCCTGAATGAAGAAAGGCTAGGTATGTTGAGGGATGAAGTCTCTGTTCAAGGGGGGACGTATCGGGTAGCTGGGAAGGCCGCCCAAAAGCAAACCGGACGCACGATGACGATCTATCGTCTCAATCGTTCAGGTTGGTATTCCTTTAAGAAGGATATGATGGAAGTGGTAGAGGATGGAGATCTCATTGAGGTCTTCACTGTTGCAATGACAGCAAGGGGCTTTGTTAACTTGCTTAATTCTCTGCCTCATAGCTTTCATGGGGTTGATATTTCTTCTGAAATTCCTTCTTAGGGGAACTTATGCTAGTAGTAACCCCAAAGGATTACACCCCTGTTGGTGTAAAGATAGCAAAGATAGACGAGATGTCTTCCTCTGAGTTCTCAGATCTCAAGAGCAAGTACTCGAAGATGGGACACTTCTCCGCTTCACAAACCCCGGCATTGCTTGGGATGTATGGCGGGGCACAGTCCGTGTTCAGACAGATGCGGGGTGAAGAGGTTGTGGACTTCACTAAACCTAAGATACGCTTTGGGCAACTCGCAGAGAGTTGGGTTGCCAATCAAGCCTCTAATATGCTTGAGGTTGATGTATTCAAGGAACCATGGATGCTTGGGAGCAATCAGCATCTATGGGTTACCGCAACCAAAGACTTCCACATGGCAAACAACCCCTACTTCACAGGGAGATGGGGGATGGAGGTCAAAACTACATCATCATGGGGTATTCGCAAGAAGCTGGGTGACCATCTTTCTGAGAAGACCGCTCCAAGTTACTACATACAGTCTCAACATCAGATGTATGTGGATGAACTTGATGGGGTGATCAACCCAGTTATGATCATCCATGATGAAAGCGCAATCCCATGGGCAGTTGATGGGTTGGAGAATGGGGAACCCGAAGATGAGATCATGGAAGAGGTGCCCCATGAGATTCGTTGTTTCGTGATCAAGCGCAATGATGAAACCATTCAGGAGATACGTACTACTCTCATACGGATGAGGGAAATCTATTTGAGAGGAGATATGCCCCCTGAGAAGAATGGGAACTCTACTGCGAAAGCCTCTGTGAATGGGTATTCGGATCACAGTTATGTCCCCGCGACTCAGAACATCAACGAACTTGTTGCTGAAGCCTCTGACTTGAAGGAGAGAGGAAGGGCACTCATTGATAAGGCAAAGGCAATAGAGCAGGAGGTTGTTAAGAAGCTTGATGGGAATGGGACACTGACATGGAGGGGGAGAAACATCTTCTCAGTCAAACAGGTATCCTCGTCAAGGCTTGATGTGAAGAACTTCAGGGCAGATCATCCTGAGCTTGCAGAGGAGTATACAAACATCACATACTCTAACAGGATTTCTTACTAGCACTCAAATGAGGATCATTATGCTGCTGGAAAAGGTCCGCGCATATTCCGGAGTCATCTCACGATTCATAACTAGGAAGAGTTGCGAACAGTGCAAATTCTACCAGTCGTGGGAGGACTACGGGAACTTTTACGAGGACTGTTCTCTGGGGAATCTCCCCGGAACTGAACTTGGGGTTGAGATCATTCACCCCAAGAACTTCAGATGTTCAAAGTTCAAGGAGGATTACTACTTCAAAGACTGCGAGTATCGAACCCAAAACGGAAAGGATAATTATGAAGATCAATAACCTCACACTTCAGCAGAGGCTTGCTCTCGTCAAGCGGGAGCTTGTTGAGGGTGGAATCTCAAAGGACAGCAAGCAGAAGTTTCAGAACTATGACTACCGTGGGGTTGATCAGGTTCTTGGGGTTATCTCTGCTCTCCATGTGAAGTATGGGATTAACGTGAAGGTGGATAACATCATAGACTTCAACATGGAACACCGTGTTGATGGGAAGGGTAAGGCGGTTATACACATGACTGCTCTGTATCACTGGTGCTTTCAGAACTCTGACGATCAGAAGGATGCTGATTTCTGTATGTCGATTGGGGAGGGCATGGACACTGGGGACAAGAGCAGTGGGAAGATGCAGAGCTACGCATACAAGAACATGATGTTCTACCGCTATGAAATCCCAATCAAGGGGCAATCCACTGACTCGTATGATCCCCGCATTGATAATGAGGATGAGACGCATGAGTCTGACGTTGACCCGGGTAAGAATATGCAGAGCAACGTCAAGAAGATCCGGAGTAAGCTTGAGGCTAAGGACACCACAACCAAGACCAAGTCAGATGTTAGTTCTTGGAATGAGACCGCTGCATGGGAGGCACACTCTGCTCTCAAGGAGATGGTTGACAAGGTTTCCTCAAATGATACCCTACTCCCTGCTAAAGGTGAGGAGCAGGAGTTCAGGGCGATGACGTACAGCCTCAAGAAGGCAGTCAAGCAGTATGCTTCTGCATTCAACAAGGGGGAGGATCGTGAGATCGCACAATCCCCGTTCACAGACGTGATGGTATCAGCAAACAGTATCATCAGTCGTCTCCCAAAGGAGGATGAATCTCCATCCAAAGTTGTTCTTGGGATGATCGAAGAACAGAAGAAGAAAATCTCAGCCTAATGTTCATTCTCTGAACAAGGAGCCGCTAGGGGCATTCGGCCCCAAGTAATCGCTACATGGAGTTTTGGTTACACAAGTGGGGCGGTTTCTTGCCCCCTGCTTTCTGGCGGAGGCAGGGGGAAAACTTAAAACATAGAATATCTTATTTTAATCTCATGAAACTGGAGGGTCATCATGTTCATGGATCAAGTGAAGAACCTCTCCGCTGAGCATCCGCACTACAACTTCTTAGTTAAGGGGAACCCCTTCCTTCATATGCTCTTGTCGAGCGATATGTTTGGGGTGTGCAGAGAGTCTCAGACTAAGATCGGAGAGGCTTGCGGGATGTCACGTCAAGAAGTGAGGACTTATCTTGACAAGATGAAGGAGATGGAGATTATCGAGACAACAAAGGAATCGAAGAGAATCAATGGGAACTGGGTGTCAATCACCATGATCAAGTTCTCCCCAGAGAATGCCATCTTTGTTGACATGGATGAGAAAGATAAGATCCCACGGTTTCACAAGTTTGGGTATCCTCAAGACTTCCAAGATGATTGGGAGCTATACCGTGGAAGGGATAGGATGCGGATAGGGAATAAGTCTGCTGCGTATTACCCTTGGGTTGAGAGCATAGAGAAGTATGGCAGAGAAGCACTGACAAGGGGGACACGCAATTACATCGCAGATTGTGAGAGCAATGACATCTGGAAGAAACAGGCAAAGACATTCTGGGCTACAGAGACTGCCTTCTTCATGGATAAGAGATACCAAGTCACGGGGCGAACCCCTGAAGAGGCATTGGTTGATTTGATCTACTACAAGGGTCTTAAGAGGCTTATAGAGGGAGGTGCTTGCTTCACTACTAAGAATGATCCGTATATGATTGAAGCCCTTCTCATTGTCAAGGGGACACACCCCACGATTGGGACTGTGATCGACAAGCGTGGAGATAATAAATTCAGGGAGTCTTTTCTCTCTGCATACAAGCTTGCAATGACAAGAGATAAGGAAGAGCTAAGGGATAAGATCTACTCTAACAAGGAACCCATCATCGAGTGGGATGTTAAGGCCGAATCGAAATGAAAAAAATAATACACGTCAACCAACACGTCATTAGACGCAATCAGAAGACGGGTGAACGGGAACCCTGTCTTACAGTTAAGACATACAAATCTAATAATTATTGTTACGAGGCGGTGATTGATGGGCCTTGTAAAATAATTTACTCCCCAGACAAGCCGTTATCATGTGGGGCTAGAGTCTGGGTAGAAACTGAATCTGAAGTTTATTGTGCAGATATTTTGGAGTCAAAATGAAAAGATTCATAGTCAGAGAGTCCACCTTAGCAAAAGCAAAGGAGAGGGCAGACAAGCTCCCACTGCTTAACAACTCCATACGTAGTGGGGAAGGTGCAATTGCAGCATATATCGGAGAGGCTGTTGCCCACGCCATGTTGGGTGGGAGAATAGCAGATCAGTATGACTACGATATTATCTATGGAGAGAACAACACTAAGATTGATGTTAAGACCAAGGTCAGGACTGTACCCCCACAGAAGCACTACTTCTGCTCTGTTGCGGATTACAACACCACACAGCAGTGTGATGAGTATGCTTTCGTAAGTGTACTCAAAGATTACACCTTGGCATGGTGGCTAGGAAAGGTTAGTAAGGACTCATTCTATAAAAAAGCACTCTTCTATAAGAAAGGAGACCTAGACCCATTCTGGGATACTGGTGGAAAGTTCTACTTTAGAGCAGACTGCTACAACTTAGAAGTTTCTGAATTGGATTCACATTGAAAATAACAAATGAACACAGACACAAAGACAGAGGAGATCAAGCTACTGTCAGCGTTAATGACTGACCAAAGTGGGGGGCTTGCTGATTTGGTTTCCCCCTCAGTCTCATTGGGGGATTTTCTCCATGATCGCAACCAACTCTGTTACAAGGGGATTCTTGAGATTGTCGAGGCAGGGGAACCCTTAACTGTGTCGCATCTTTTCGCTAAGGTGCGGGCTTCCGGGAGGGTTGACGAAGGATACGTTAGAGCGTTAGTCAGTCATGGAACTGGGGAACCCTCACTAGTTGAAACATACGCGGAAACAGTTCGGGGTAACGGTATTGCAAGTAAGCTCTCGGCACACTGCAACTCTATTAAAAACAAACTTGAAGAGGGAGTTCCCGCTAAGGAGGTGATACGTTACGCAGAGGATGACCTCTACGGGATTTCTGATATTGCAGAGAGCAACACAAGTGCTGACATCTCAGGGACAGCATGGTTGAAGAGTGTACTCAGGAAGATGACTGACACCTCAATATCAAAGTCAAGATTCTCTACTGGGTTTAGTTCCCTTGACAGGTTTCTTGATGGGGGTTTGGAGTATGGGAACGTGGATATCATTGCAGGGAGAACTGGGATGGGGAAAACCTCATTCGGGTTAAACATCCTGTGCAACGTGGCACGATCCGGAATCCCTTCCATGATGGTTAGCATCGAGATGACTGGGGATATGATCATGCGGAAGATGATTGCAAGCAGATGCAAAATCCCAGAGGGTAGGATCATGGGGAACTCCATGACTGAGGAAGAGTTGAACAAGCTTGCAGAGTTCAGCGTCAACACTGCAAAGGATGAGCATAAACTGTTTGTTGATGATAAGTCCTTCAATCTGTTTGACGTGGAGACCTCAATACGTCAGATGGTTCGGAAGCATGGGGTCAAGTTTGTGGTTGTAGATTACATCCAGATCATACAGGTTGGGGGTAGTGACAATCGTTACCTTGAGATTGGGGCCGCAGTCAACAAGCTGAAGGAGTTGGCGAAACGTCTCAACATACACGTCATGCTTCTGTCTCAGATTAACCGTAGTGTTGAGGGGAGAACTTCAAAACGCCCTGCACTCTCTGATCTCTCTGAGAGTGGGAAGATCGAGGAGACTGCCTCCCGCGTTTTCCTTATCTACCGCGATGAGTACTATGACCCTGATACTAAGGATAAGAACATTGCAGAGATCTCTGTTGCAAAGAACAGGTTTGGGCAAACCGGGACGGCAAGGATGACTTTCCTTGGGGAGTACACCCTGTTCGCAGACACTGCAACTCATACTTATGAGTAGCGCACTGCACTTGACCATAGTATTTTGATGCTGTATACTAACTGAAAACATTTAGAAAGGGACCATGTCTGGGATAAAGTTACACAAACCAATCAAGAAGATTGACCCCGCATTCGAGGTTAAGATGCCGGGGACTGGGAAGGAGAATCTTTATGAAATCAGTGTTATCGTAAAGGGCTACAACGAGGAGACTGCACTTGATAACTTCGGCAATGTCGAAATATACAATGGCTATTTCCGAATCTCAGAAGTACTTGAGGGGGAAGACGAGGATGGACTTACGATTTTTACCCCAGCACACTCGAATAGTAGAATAGGGAGGACAAACGGAAGTGCCGTAAACTGAGCCACCTATGTCAGACTTCTCTACAAGAGGAGCGTTTGATGGGTATCTCGAAAGAACCTTTGGGTTCTCAAACGGCAAGGCTGTTGAAAGAATGTTCTCCCTCAATCTAAAGCAACTGATGGATGACAGGGGCATCAGTTCTGCTGATCTTTCAAGGAAGATCGGTGTCAGTAAAGTCACTGTCTATCACTGGAGGAGTGGCAATCGCCATCCTAATCTGAATAACCTGTTCAAACTTGTCAACTACTTCAACGTAGATTGCGTTGGGGATTTGATAATTGAAGAGATCAATGCATCTTCAAAAGCACACCCCTTTCGTGGGCGGGGGTTATAAAAGCCCACACACTAGGGTTGCAGAGTAAGCGGTTTTCTGTTGCACCTTGAATGTAAGAGTTCAGGGTACTCCACTAGAAGTCAACAGAGTTGGGGGTTTGATACACTTATCCTTGCTAGAGAGGTGTATGCTTTGACCCAATCATATGGACCGTAAAGCGATAAATCTTCGGTATGCGGGCTGGCAATTCCCTGCCAATCGCCCCATACAACCACAAGAGAAGAGGAAGCTCCCTGCAACCCTCTTCATTAACTTTTAACCATGAAAGGTTTGATTATGTTCAGTCAAAACCTCTGTATCTTCTCTGGGAGGCTGGGCTCTGACCCAGAACCCAAGGAAGTAGGAAGCTCAACCGTCTGGAAGATGGGACTTGCTGTGGATAACCCGCGCAAGACTGACGAAGGATGGGAGTCGAACACATCATGGGCAGATCTCGAGTACTGGGAGAACCCTGATCGTCCCGGTTTGGGGAATGTTATCCGCAGACTGTCAAAGGGGGATGTCCTTCATGTTCATGCGTCATACCGCAAGACTGTGAAGGAGAGTGTGGAAGGGAAAAGGAGTTTTGTTTCTTTTCGGGTGAGGGATATCTACCCGGAAGTGAAGCCTCGGTCTGATTCTGAGACCCCAGTAGAGTCTCAAGATAGAGACCCCTTCGTGTAAGCTAAGCCGCTCCTCGCAAAACGGGGAGCGATCTTCCCACGATATTCCTAGTCAGTTGGTTCTTCAACTGCTGTAACCTGTTCAATCTCTGCCGCTTCATCTGCCCATCCATTCTGGGATCATTTGTCACACGCTTGATGACATTGTTGATCTTGGAGAGTCTTCTTGCGATGCGGTTGTATGACGTTCTGTATCTAAGTAGCAGACGATTCTCCTCTATTGTTCCCCTTGCCCGCTCTAATTCCCCAAGCTTCCTCATCTCACGTATATCAGAGAACACTTGGTTCATCTCTTTGAGTTGTTCATAGAACATCGTTGTGTACTTTGTATGCTTCCTGTCTTCCAGATTAACCACGAACCTCCTTGCCCCCTTCTGTAAGGCCCCCCCAACAATGGGGATGCTGTTCATCCCGTCTTCTGGGCGTTCATTCCCTGAGATCATTCTAATGATACTGTCAACCCCCGAAAGCACTGTGCCCCCAAGCCATGCGGCGTACCCCTTGACTGCATACTCGATCTGAACAGGAGAGTACTGCACCTTCTCCCAAGGAACTACTTTTGCATTCATCTGACTCAAGAGAGTTGCTGTCTCTGAGGTGTACGAGCCTTTTCTTTCTTGTGGAGAAAGCCGTTGCATCCCCATTGACTCTATTGGTCTATCTGTAAAGGGATTCCGGTTGCTATAAATATCCAGAACGGGACGTAAGGGCATGGGAATCGGATCTATCGCAAAGGTTTCGTGCATCGTATGCCAGAGTCTCTCTCGAAACAACTTGCCGTGCGCCTCATCATCAACCATTTGGTCAACAACCCTCTCGGCTAACGTGGCGATTGCACCCAACTCGAATGCCTTGGGGATTCTGAATGCTGTATCCCCAACCTTAAACCAATGATAGGTGTCACGATCCCACTCTTCTCTCTCTTTGTAGTCATCATCCTCTGCCCATGCAAGGTGATTCAGTATACTTGCTGCAACATACCCCATGGTTACTGTTGCAAACTGTACTCTCCTCCCGGGGGTAAACCCTGCACGACCTAGTTTGTACAACCCTTGTAGTCTTGCATTAAGGAATGGGCTCCATTCCCCAAGAGTCTGCACTGCCCCCCAACTCCCATGTAGAGAGAAATCCATCAAGTCTCTTGCTTCGTATGAAGCCTCAAGATGTGACTTCCCTTTGCTTCTGAGATGGTTGTATAGTGCAATTCGGTTTGCACTCTCCACGCGGTCCCCTACTCCCTCATACCATTGATACCCCTTCTTGAGACTCTCCTTGACCTTGTTCTTGTAGTTTGCAAACCCCTCTGCATTATCCAGAACAAACTCACGCTTGATCCCCTTCTCTATCATTAACCTTGCACGATCAGGATCAGTCCCTATCGAGTGTCCGAATCTGAACATCCCTCCCCCAGCAAGGGCACTCCCATAAGTCTTGCTCTTTTCTCCTGCTTCCTTATATCCCTTGACTACATTGAAGATTGGGTTGAACTCCATCATATCCTTCATCCCAACAGGGGCAAGTGCCATTGTTGAGATTGTATCCCTCATCAGGTTTGCCAATCTAAACTCAGGAGATAGAGTAACGGCCTGTGTGTACCATCGCTTACTCCCTCTGAAGAACTTGTACAGAGGATTATCCTTCCGTACTGAGTTCATTGACATCAATGACTCCAAAACCAAGGGGTCATAAATCCTGTAGTAGACACGTGCCCCATCCTTTCTCACATAGATGGTCTTTGCATCAGATTCAAGTAACTGCTTTGCCGCACTCAAATCCCCATTCTTAACACGCTTCTTGAATTCAATGACCTCCTGCTTGTTAACTGGGTAGGCACCCAACTCAAGTGCAAGATCCTTTTGAACTAGGGCATCCACCGTCTCTACTGCTGCCTGATTCTTAAGTGAGACATCAATGAGGTGATGGAGATTCATCATGGTATTCTGCAACAAGTCTCCTAGTCCTCGCTCACTCCCCTCTAGTCTTCTGAATGCTTCAAGGTTAACCATCTTATCAATGGTTTTGGGTCCGTTGTTCCCACTGCGATCCTCCTCTATCACACGGTAGAACGGGACATAGAATTTGTCATCCCACTCTGTACGCATTTGCTCTGAGATTGCCCCAGTCTGCACTGCAATATCCAGTACTGAGTTCTGCACTGCCTTCAAGTCTGCATGAACCTCATTGAATAGCTGCTCACGTGACATATTAACCCCTGTCACAGTGTTAAGAGTCTGTCCTTGGTTGAGAGTCAACCCAGCAGTGATTTCCTCATCCGTGAGGAATCTAAGGGCATCCCTGCCTTCAGTCTTTAACTGTGCTGCTCTCTTTGCCCCAACCCATCTGAGGAAGGTGTCTAACTCTCCCCCTAGAGGTTTGAGGGATTCAACAAGACTCTTCTTACTCCTGTCCACATCAATCGCCCCATCCTTATCCAGCTTGATCCCCCCACTTGCGAACAATGCTCCAAATGCGCCCTCTGAGGAACTAGCCATCCTTGAGAGGACATAGGCTTTCTCTCCTGCTCTATCAAGAACAGAGGCATATCTATCAAAAACTCCCTGTCTTATCTTTGTCCAGATGTCAGTCTTCAGATACTCTAGTTGCTTCTCAAGAATCCCCCCCTTGTGTGGGGGGCCCATCTTGATATAGAATCTCTTCTGCTCGTCATTCATCCACTTCGGAGCAGTTGACAAGTCATCTGTCTCTTCACGTCTTGAGGTGAGATGTGGGAGATCATCAGTCAATGAGTAACGTATACGCTTCACATCAGCAGGGGTATTATCTTGCGGGGGTCTTGCACTTGGGCGGGAATCCCTCTGTGCAGGGTGTGGTTCTCTTAATGCCCCTGCTCTGAACTTCTTCTCTGCTGCGATGACAAGATCACGCATCTGCGAGTCTGTCATGTTCCTCCCAAAGAGTCTTGAGAAGAACGACTTGATCGTATGAGTGATCTTTGATGCAAGTGTTGGGTTTGCCCTACCCTCTGCTAAATCTGCAAGCATCTCCTCTGCTGCAATTCTCATTTCAAATGAAGACGGGGCTTCTGCTGCTCTCAGGTAGGTTGACATCAACCCAGTTGGGCGAGTGGAGAGGGCTTTCTTTCTTACATCATCAAAGCGATACTTGACAATGTCACTGATCATTCGGGAGAATGCACCTTCCCCCATTGTCCTTCGCATCCCAAAGTGAACAATGGATTCATGGAAGAGTAGGGCGCGGGCATCATCTGCATTATTCAAGCGGTCATGGAAGATAAGAATCTTAGGACGCCCGAATCCGTCTTCAACATCAATGGTGGCCCCAACTGCTCTCTCATCTACATCCCATCCAACACCTTTTGCCTCCTCTGGGTTTGCATAGAGCATATAATCCACACTCTCGGCCCCAGCAAACTCTTTACGGAAACTATCTATGCTAAACCTTGCATCCGCATAACTCATCCCAGTTTTGCGTCTACGATCACGTTTTCCTTTCTCAGAGAGCTTGAAGAGAGGAGCGTCTCTGAGTTTATCCTTCTGCTGTGGGGCTAACCCTTCAACAAAGTTGAGTACGTTGTCAAAGTTTGTCTCCTTGAACCTTAACTTAACAAAGGGTTTTGTGTTCTTGTCCCCCTTGAAGATTGCATTGACAACTGGAGCCCCACTAGACTCATTCGGGGCAACCCATATACTCTCAAGTCTCCCATCTGTAAGCATCCCAATGAACTCATTGACTGCATCATCCCTTGAATCAAAAGTCTCTCTGACTGTGGGGGTTGTCTTGATGTCCTCAGAAGTTACTTGTTGCACCTCTCCACCCCTTGCAAGGAACTCTGCAACTGCACTGTCAACATCCTTATGGGTTATCTCCTCCTTACTCCTCATCACCTTGTCAGGGGCTTCCTCCATAAGAGCAACTGCACTCTCACGCAAATCTGAGAGAGATGTCTCATTGAGTTCTGATTCTGAGAGTATGTCCCCTCCGAATTCCTCCCTCTGTGAGTTGATGAAAACCCCAAGGTACTTTCTCTTAAGCTGTTCCTCCTTCAGATTCTCCATCCCCTCAACGGTATACTTGTCAGGGAGTCTCCTCGTCATCTTCCCGATTGCACTACGCAGTTCTAACTTCCCATTCAGCTTAGGTTTGAATGTTTTGCGATGGGATTCTAGCGCACCTCCTTTCGTGGTTTCTACTATCATCTCGCTGACAGCCCCACGCATAAACTCTTCACGTCCCGGAGTTGTCGCCTCCTCTAGATTCGGAACATCTATCTTTGTTGAATCCCAAGTCCCCTTGTCAATCTTCTCTATTCTATTGAAGAATGCCTTCTTACTTGCAACATTACCCTCTGCAAAGTTGAGGGCAATCAAATCCTCAAAGGACTTGCTTCTCTGAACCTTATCCCCAGTGAACTCACGTGGAACAGTTACCACAGCTTCACGGACATTCATACTCAGGACAATCTCATCAAAGATGTCAGGGTTTCCCTCTGCATCAAGTTCAACCCCCTTTGCCTTGTCAATCTCTGCCTTGGGTATTTGCAGATAACCTCCATCAGTCTTCTTCAGAATAACCTTGGGGTCAGAAGCATAAATCCTGAACCTCTCTATGAATCCCGGATTTACTTTAACCCAGTACTTCTCGCTGATTGCATCATTTGGGTCAGCCTTCTTATCCTTTATGTCATTTTGATATTCTATATAATTAATCACTGGGTTCCCAAACCGATCACGAACTCCATACCCAATGGTTCTGTTCGCTTTCCTCATGGGATGGAATGACAACCCATCAATATCAGTGAGCATTGCGAAGTCACCTCTTAGGTTCTCCCCAGCAATGCTCATCCAGATTGCCTTCTCACGTGGTAGTAACTTGGACTGCCCTGCTCTCTTGAGGGCACTGTCTACATTTGCAAGTCTCTCCCCCTTGAATGGGAGCATCACAGAGTAGGCAGATAATGCCTCTATTACATCAGGGAGGGTTTGCTCGAAGCGTATCTCATGTTCTGCAAGCTCAGCAGCCCCTAGTGTCTTGGTGAAGGCATCATGCTCATCAGGACGAAGAGCATATCTGAGCATGGTCTTCACATCATCCTGAGTGGGGTCCATCCTCTGAGTGGGTTCCCCAAAGAGTTCTCTTGCCTCAGACATTAACTCTGCCTCAGACTTCTCCTTGTCAGTTCGGGGTTTTGTGGGTTCTAATGGGGCAGCAAGTACTGGGGCTTCCTCACTCTTGGGGATGAGCCTCTTCTTTGCTTTTGCCTTGGGGAGTGCCTTCTTCTTTGCGG